GTAGGTGTAGGCTTTGGCCCTTCTAGGACACCCACCATGCCATACTTCTGCATGACACCCTGTGTGATGTTCTTAGGGAAAGATACGTTAGGGTGTTCCTTGCGTAGATCACCGAATGTGTATGGAAACTTCTCGACTGTTCCACCATTGATTTTAGCATACATGTTGTGTTCTCCTATGTAGATAGCTGCGCTATCGTTATGCTATTGCGTAGAAAATGTAAGTTGCAGCTGATACATTGATATTCGTAGCAGCTAATTGATTAACAGCAAAACCACTACTTACGGGATCAATACTATCATTAGTTGTTACTTCCGCAGCCGTACTGTTAAGACTCAAATGTGGGTCATTACCAGCAACAATACCACGTTCTGTATCCCAGACATACCAGTCACCTGTGCTGTCGGTGCGCTTGATAAGCACAAACCGTGCGCCTGACGTAAAGCCACAGTCGATAGTCTGTGTTCCACCGTTACCCGTGTAGCTCCCCACCTTAGATATACCGGGGAGGCTTGCGAAGAGGTAGGCTATGTGTGTAGCGCCAGATGTATTTGTGTAAAACGTATCATCCAATTCAAAAACACTAGAAGTGTGTGTCCCGAATACAGTTGCTGTTCCAAGAGCGTTGTTTAAACTTAAGACCATTGGTTTTGTAGGATCAGAAACATCTTTGTGATATACAAACCAATGAGCATTAGAATCCCTACGCTTAATCCACATCATCTCAGGTGCAACACCAAGGTTATGGCTTACAGTACGTCCTGCTACTCCGTCCCCCGTGTAAGCAACGACATCAAAGAAGCCCGGCGCACGTTTCCACGAGTAAGAAAGTTGGTTGCTGTAGCTGTTCGTATCGGAAGACCTATTAACAACACCTAGATTGTCATCAAAGGAGTAGCTATTGTTTGAATAGCTGGGGGCCGTACCCTCCGCATTTGTAAGGTTTGTGTAAAGCTCACTGCCCCCTCTTATACGATCAGTTACTCGTGCCACCCAAGAACCAGGGCTTCTGAGCAATCTCATGTTTAAGTCTACAGGGAAGTTAGTCGTGATGAACCTGTCACCATTAGTAACACCAGATATGTCCAACAGGTCAGGAGAATACACCTCAGTCCCACTCTCAGGCACTTTAGTACCACGTCGAATGGCGATGTAGATGTAGGTGTCCGTAGAATTAAAGTTAGGGTTTGCTACGCTAAAGCCATTGGGTGTTAGTTTACAGTATGCAGCTTGACCTTCTGCGTCAGAAGAATGTGCAGATAGGGTGGAAACGCTAGATTCTGTCCAGCCCCTCATACTGTCAAAGATATTCCAACCTGATCTATAACGATCTGAAGTGGTATAGTCTACGTTTTTAAGAATAACAAACTGAGGCTCAAACCCAACATCAATATCATTCCACGTGGGAGTGTTTGTTCCCGTACCAGTATAACTCCCACACTTGATAATATCACCACCGTTAAAGCCACCGTCACCATCGTTGTGGGCGAAGAGGTAGGCGACGTATTCAACACCAGCAGCATTATTATTAAACTGCACAGTAAATTCTGTTGAAGTTGGCTCTACGCCTCCCCAGAAGTTATTAGAGTTTATGACCGCATCCGTAGCGTTGAGACTTAAAGCCTTACCTGCCCCAAGCGTTCTATGAAAATTCCACCAGCTACCTGAAGAGGAAGTAGGCTTGACAGTAATATGACCAACAGTGCCACCAAGGTTATGGCTAATAGTTCTTGGGTTAGTCCCATCCCCAGTATAAGTCACCACATCAAAGAACTTAGGGGCTTTGCGGAATGTCCAAGAGGCTAAATTTCTTGTAGCGCCATACCCATCAGAGTAAACAAAACCATCCGTATTAAACTGAGTTACAACATCGTAGTTCGCTGCTGCGTTTTCTGCAACGGTCATATCAGTTATTAACCGTTTATTAGCACCACGTTCAGTGTCAGTTACTTGGTGGAACTCTTCCGCTGCCGACCTTGTCTTAACCCAAACCATTCCACCTTCGGTAGATAGGTCAATGTTATTAGTTATTGTTAATGGTGTGACACTGTTGCTTGACTCAAACAAATAAGTGCTGAACACATCTTCTACGTTCAGGGGTACTGTCAACGTGTTAGCCGCTTGGCCCATTACTGTTTTAGTATTGCTCATTACGCTATGTCTCCGCCAGCTTTCTTGCCATAATATGTAGTACCGCCATCTGTAGTAACAAATGTGTACAATTCTTTTGATGCTGTAGCTGTTGGTGCTACACCAGCAGGCCACTTCACTGAGCTAGGCCATGTGATAGCACTGCCGTCACCAACGATCTCTACAGAGAAACCTATGGCTTTACCAGATGCTGGTGGGTTAGTGAACGACACAGTTGTAGCACCACTAGGGGTGAAGCTGAATGTTGTACCTGTAGATAGGTCTAGGGTTTGGGTTAGTAGGGCTGTGGAGTATTGAAGCACTGCATCAGCAGAAAAACCAATGATGTACATTTTAGTACCATCTGGTTTAATGTCTACCCCATAGGGTTGTGCCTCTTGGGAACTTAAATCAAAGCTCTCAGAAGAATAGCTTGCTGTTGATATGTCATATGCTGTTGATAAAGTGTATTTATATACAGAGTCACTGCTGTTATCTACCACAAAAACTGTAGTGCCATCGCTTGATACTTTTATTCCAGTTGGGCTTGTCGCCTCTGTACCAACACTAAAGCTCTTAGACGAGTAACTAGCTGTGGACAGATCGTACGCTGTAGACAAAGAGTACTGAAAGATGGTATCTGGTGTGCTACCAACTACATAGAGTTTTGCACCTCCATCAGAAAAAGACATACTCCAAGGAACCCCAGTAATCTGGGAGGCTGTGGAGAATGACACACTATCGTAGCTAGCGGTAGATACATCCCATGCAGTGCTCAGTGTGTATTGATAGACTGCATCCGTCTGTCCACAGACATACATCTTCGTTCCGTCTGAGTTAAACTCCAAGCCCTGCGGGTTTAACTCTTGTGACGCTACAGAAAAACTCTTACTGTCATACGAAGCAGTAGACACATCCCAAGCTGTAGAGAGACTGTATTGTAGTACTTCATTATCAGCAACATCTAATACAAAAACTTTAGTGCCGTCAGGCTTAAATCTTATTTCTTCGGGCAGAGTAGATTCAGAAGTTACACTAAAGCTCTTGCTATCATAAGCAGCACCAGCAATGCTATACCCCACACTCCCAGCAGTCTCAGTTCCACCACTAAGCAAGTACCTACCTGCCTGTAGTCCATTCTTTACTTTAAAGTTAGCCATTCCTTCACCTTCCAGATTAGCTTAAGTTATCAGCGGTTTTTACACCGACATAAGAAGTACCACCATCGTCAGTCACGAGTGTAAATACGTCTGTCTCACCTACAGCAGGAACAGAGGGAGCTACACCACCAGCCCATTCTATTGAGCTAGGCCATGTGATTGTGTATGTAGATGCACCCGTCACCTCAACCTGAAACGACTGCACACTACCTGCATTACTGATGGTGTACGTTGTGTCAGCAGCTAGTGTATCAGCGAAGTAGTTGCCTGTAGCCAGGTCAATGTTGTTACTCGTAACTGTACCAAGTGTGACCTTAGTGTCTTTACCAACTTCCACTGCACCAGCTACTACAAAGTCTTTATTGTTAGCCATATTATTTAGCTCCGTCTATAGCGAGGACACCTTGGTATGTACTACCACCGTCACGAGTATTAAATGTTACTACGTCTGTTTCACCTATATCGGGTGCTGTAGGTGCTGTACCACCGGGCCATTCTAGGGTGGGATCGTATGTGATGGTTGGGGTGTATGTCCCACGGATAGCTATGTAGATGTATGTTCCACCAGCTGAGTTAAATCCTGCATTATTATCTGTAGTTTTAAAACCTGTAAGGGTAGTGGCAACAAGTGATGTAGAGGTTGTTTCAGCTTCACTTGAGTTAGCCTTTAACTTGGCCGTGTCTACACCGTCAATGCCAAACCCTCGTTCAGAGTCTACTAAGAACCAATCCCCTGCGGCATCACTTCTGCGTATTAAAAGCCACTGAGGTTGCCAACCAAGGTTAATTTCAACATCTGTTGAACCACCGCCAACATAGCTACCACACTTGATACGGCTACCCGCCGCTGTGTCATTTGCGAAGAAATAACCTACCCAGTTAGTAGTTTCATCACTGCCGCTAACTAGCCTATCTGCTGTTACCCCCATTGGGTATCCAAAAGATATAGTATTCGTATCTACAGCAGTAAAACTTTGACTATCTGTAATAACAGAAGCCGTGTCATTGAGCCTCAAATACTTACCTGTACCTAATGCCTTATGATACACGATCCAGTTAATTCCTTGGCTAGTTGTAGCAGTTTGCTTAAAGATTGCACAGCCAACTTCTCCTCCTAAGTTGTGAGAAATAACATTAGGGTTAAAATTATAAGTAGTTGTAAAGGTTTGCACATCAAAGAACTTAGGGGCTTTGCGGAATGTCCAAGAGGCGAAACTTTTTCCAGTCCCGTTTTCATATATGTTTGCCCCTAAAGTAAAACCAGTTGAGTCAAAAGACTGCAAACCATCCGCTTGAGTACTTCTACCGTTAGTCCCAGCCGTACCTGCAAATATACGCCCTCCGTCCGGGCCTGTTCCACCCTCCGTGTCGTAGATAGTATGAAAACCAAGGCTTGCAGAAAATCTATCCTTCAACCAAACCAAACCACCTTCACCATCAAGATCAATGCCGTTGGTGATTGGTTGTGTAGAACCGTTGCCCTCATACAAAGAGGTACTGAACACTTCTCCAACACCCGCAGTGTCCACAGCCCCTCCAGTCAACAACAACGTAGCACCACTCACAGTACCACTAGCAGCAGGGTTGCTGAGGGTTACTTGTACGTCTGACGTTGGTGTTACCTCAAAGACTGAGCCAGTGGATAGATCTAGTTCTGCTGTGATGAGGGCTGTGGAGTATTGGTAGATGGTGTCTGTAGTCGTGCCTAGCACAAACATCTTAGTTCCATCATTACTTAATCTAACAGACCAAGCGGATGAATCCTGAGAACCTACACTAAAATTGACTGCATCATAGGTGGCGGTACTTAAATCAAAGCCTGTTGAAAGTGAGTACTGAAAAATAGAGTTATTAGTATCCCCAACTATGTACATTAGTGTACCATCTTGATTGAAAGTTAACCCTCTGGGGTCTGTGTCCTCAGAGCTAATATCAAAACTTACACTATCATAGCTGGCTGTACTTAAATCAAAGGCTGTTGAAAGTGAGTACTGAAAAATGGATAGGTTGAGAACTCCGACTACAAACATCTTAGTCCCATCAGAGCTAAAAGTCGCCCCATATGGCCCTATGTCTTGAGAAACCACACTAAAGCTAATGCTATCGTAAGATGCAGTGCTTAAATCAAACCCTGTAGAAAGGCTATATTGGTATACGTTATCATTAGTGTTTCCTATGATAAACATCTTAGTGCCATCACTATTGAAGTTTATTTGCATAGGGGTTGTTTCTTGAGAACCTACACTAAAACTTACATTATCGTAGGAAGCTGTACTTAAATCAAACCCTGTAGATAAGGAATACTGATAAACAAAATCATTGACTCCACCTACCATAAACAGCTTAGTGCCATCACTATTAAATACTATTCCGTAAGGGTTGGTATCCTGAGAAGAAACACTAAAGCTAACATTATCATAACTAGCATTAGCAAGACTATACCCTACACTCCCAGACACAACAGTACCCAAGCCCTCGTGGTATACCGTTGGCTGGATACCGTTCTTTACTTTGAAGTCTTTATTGTTTGACATCTACTTCACCTTCCATAGTTGTCTAATTGCTTAAGCTAACAGTGTAGCGTTGACTGTGTAGTTAGTAGAGTTAGTAGAAGCAGCTGTAGCTAAGATACGCACGTTACCCCCGGAGATATCTACGTCGAAGGTAGCCACAGCTGTTGCTGTATTAACCTCACCGTATTGAGTAGCGACGGCTGTTACACCATCGTGGGTTACCAGTAACTTAGTGATTGTACGCTCTGTAGCAACTGTATCTGTAGTGACGATAGTCGCTTCTAGTCCCAGAGCATCAGCTAGTACGTACGTTGCAATGGCAGTCTCTGTTACTGAAGTAGTTGTAGCAGTCTGTACATCACCACCACCACCGATAGCTCCCCACTCTGCACCATCGTAACCTTCAAACTGAGACTCAGTTGTGTTATACCGAAGCATACCTTGAGACGGAGTAGGACGGTCACCAGTAGTGCCTGCTGGAAGGTCAATAGCACCGGTGCCTGTAAAAGCCGCGTCTACAGCTGATAGAGTACCTGTGAGGGTTGAATCTACAGCTGATAGAGTACCTGTGATGGTTACACTGCCGGTAATGTCGATAACACCTGTACCAGTTATATCAGATCCGTTAAGGTCTAAGTCGCCACCAAGTTGAGGTGTTACATCTTCTACAATATTAGAAAGCAAGCTCCCTGCTGTAAAAGCTCCTTGAACCCAAGCAGCACCGTCCCAGATCCACAGGTCATTAGACGTACTGTTAAAGTACAGAGCACCAGTAAGGAGAGCATCACCATCATTGTCAACAGTAGGAGCAGAGGCTTTTGCACCGAGGTAACGGTCATCAAAGCTATCGTAGGAAGCAGCAGCATTAGTCTCAGAGATTGCAGCAGCAGCGGCACTAGCAGACGCAGCGGTAGCTGAACCTAAGATACTGTCAACATAGCTCTTAGAAGTGAGCTCAGAGGCTGTGGCAGGGGTCAGAGCAGCACCAGTGACACGGTTGCCACCCATAACGATGTTACCTGACATTGTCCCACCAGCTAAGGGCAGCTTAAGAGCGATACTACTAGCCAAGGTAGTGTAGACATTTGCATCATCATTGATAGCTGCAGCGATCTCATCGAGAGTATCCAGAGTACCGGGGGCACCACCTATAAGGTCACTGATAGCTGTATCTACGTAGTTCTTAGTAGCAGCTTGTTGAGCTGAAGTAGGGTCTGTTACGTTGTCAAGAGTAGTATTGGTAAAGTCAGCTGTACCAGTTACGGAGAAGTTACCACCAACAGTAACATCACCTGTGGTAGTAATAGCGTCTATGTAACCATGGGACCAGTAATTAGTGGCATCACCCAGAGTATAGGTGGAGTCAGCAGAAGGGATGATATTTGAGGCTACATCAGCTGTAATTGTAACAGTATCTGTAGCAGCGTTACCTAGTGTAGTGTTCCCATTAACTGTTAGATCAACTGTGATTGTTGCACTCTCATCGACCAGCAAAGTATCTGTACGCACTGTGCCATCGAAGTAACCATCCTTAAACTGAAGGGAACCAGTACCAAGATCAATATCGTTAGTTGTGACGGGGTAAACAACACCATCTTCAACACGTAACTGTTCTACAGCAGCAGCTGAGACTTCTACATAAAAGCTAATACGATCATTTGATGTATCAATTACAAGTTTGTTTAAACCATCCAAGTCAGCAATCAGAGGTACGTAGGAACCCTCATCAGAGGTACCGTCGTGACGGTGACCAGTGGACCCTGTGACATCAAAGGTAAACGCATCCCGAATCTTATTGAACTCAGTGTTAATTGGGGCTGCTTTGACTACAGCGGTAGGTACAATGTCCGCCGCAGACTGTCTTGTGTAACCTGACATAAATTCTCTCCTGTTATCGTCTGTCTGCCAAACCATACTCAATAGCTAGAGCTTGGATAGTATGACTAGGTTGTATTTCTGTTGTAACGTAGCGGACTGACATAGAGTCACCTGAGCCGGTGATGTTAAGTCTTTTCACTGGGGATGGGTTGCCATCGTAGATATCAGTGGTATCGTAGGTAGCACTGTTGTAGTAGGATGCAGCACCTGTGCTGTCGAAAGAGTAGTTAGCTGCGACTTCAACGTCTGTGTCTCCGTAATCGAACTCAATACCAGCGTTAATAGATACAGTCCCCTCGGACAGCAAGTACGTTGATACTCCGTAGAAAACCTTACGAATAAGAGGGTCATCCATGAACACGTAGGGAGTCTGATATAAGCTGAAGATAGCTACACCATCAAAGGAGTTACCGGACTCTTGACGAAACATCTTACCAGTAGAGTCCCCGTGGACAACAAACTCTTCATCACCAATGTAACCAGAGGCACCACAGTACACGTCAATACCGACCAACTGGCTAAACTCAAAGGAGCTGCCTCCTTGGCCTAGCCCAGAAAGACGCAAGGCACCAATAATACCCAGGGACTCCTTGTCCGGGAAGAACATACGGAACTGAGACTTACGACGCACTGGCAGGATGGTAACGTCTGTCATGTCCTCGTTAGCAGAGAAGGTATCAAACAAAGTCTGAATAGGTTTAGATACTGTAGCCAGTTCGATATCACCGATGCGGTCAGTAGCTGAGATAGGACGGATACCATCAGGGGACAAGAACAACAGGTCAGCGTTAAACTCGATGACACTATCCGCTGCCAAACAACCTAGGCTTGTCGTAATATTCTCCAGACGGAAGTCAGCGGAGCTTGTACCTACTAGTCTTTTAATCTGATTAGTACCGAAGATGTAGAGTTGGTTACGGAAAGACTTAAGCTGTATAGCCTTGAAACCCAAGTTAATGACACCAGCACCTGCAGCGGGATCAAAGTTTGTCTCGTCTGTAGGGGCACTGAAGTAAAGGTTATGAGGCTCGGCCGGGTCAGAAGAGAGGAACATATGGTTAGAGAAGTTCTCAGACACCTTAGGAGCGCTAGGAGCCTGGGCATGTGTAATCTGAACGTAAGTAGTACCGTCCCACGTAGCAGCAGGATTGATACCATCTGTCATAAGGAGTTTAGCAGTACCCCAGTTAAAGGAATTGAAACGTACACGAGTTACACCTACCATTGTAGGAGAGCCAGCTGTCGACGGGGTCTGCCAAGCAGCTCCATCCCAGTAGTGGAAGTAATCGTTACCTGAGGCTGGTTTACGGCAAGCAAAGATACCACTGTTAATATCAGCTTCTACGCACACACCTAATACAGGGGCGTTATCCTCACCGGGGACAGTGCCGTAGTCGTTGGTAAAACCATTAATACGACGATACCCGCCCTTTAGGGCAGGCTCGTAGTTAATCATACGGATAGCACTCCCCGGTACCTGTGACCCTTGGGTAAGAGGGTCTAGGTTAGACCGAAGCCCACCTGAGCAAGGAATAGGAAGTGTCTTTAAGTTATCCGCCATTAGACAAAGACCTCGGGGCGTATGCAGAGCCAGTGGTTACACGCATTGTAGACCTCAAGTAATCTGGCTCATCTAGTAGAAGACGGCGCATATCATTGATACCCTTTTCGAACTTAGCCCGATGGATCTCACCTTGTTGGTCGTTACTACGGAAGCGCATCATGTACATCATGGCACCATCAATAATAACATAACGGAAACGGCTAGGAATAATGGTTGTGTCAGTGTACAGGGTTAAATCAGCAGGAAAGGAGAAGTACTTGTACTCCACCTCATAGGCTTGGTCTGGAAGAGGTGTTACACCAAACTCTGTCCCTTGAGTCTTGTAGACCCGCAGAGGGGCTGTATAGTCCCCTGAGCCAGCTGTATCATCAGTAGGACGATGGTTACGGATGTAGTCTGCGTAGGACAGTGCATGGAGCGTACGAGGCTCATTACCTGCAGCTTCCAAACGCTTAAGATAAAAAGACTCCCAATCGACACTACTCATGTCGGACTGGAAGCTATACAGGCCTGTACCTGAAACCAATGTCTCAGTATATGTTGTTATGGTAAAGGGCCACTCTTGGTTGTGTTGCAGGATTTCACGGATAGAGTTGTTGATAGCGTCTTTAGCCAAAGCATGTACACCACGTACTGAGCCGAAGTTCTCACCAGCTGTATCCAGCTGTACTTCGTTTAGGCGACGAAGGAGCTCATTAACAAGTGTAATGTATGTTGTTGACATTCTAATCTCCTAGACTATAATGAATGGTCTCCTCAAAGGCCATTGATAATAGAGGGGCGGAAGGGCCCCGAAGGGCCCAACCGTTAAGTCTTATGCGAGTACGTCGCGGTCAACTTCAGCAGCATCTTTAGTTGCTTCGTTTATGTCTACGACGATAGCCCATACACGGGCAGAAGAACCAGCAGTTGTGCCAGAGATAACTGTTACAGCGTCGATAGTGTCAGCGGCAGTTACGCCGAGAGTCTGAGTACCGAACTTGATGTCACCAGCAGCACCAGCGTCAACGCTAGTAGCAGCCATGAAGGTTGTTGAGTCGTCAGCAACAGCTACAGTGAATGTAGTGATGTCTTCAACAGCGTCAACCAGAGTAACACCAGCAGCAAGTACGAGAGTACCAGCTGGAACAGATGGACCAGCAACCGTACCGGAAGCAGTGCCCAAGTTAACAGTCTTTTCGACCATGTAGGCCTTAGACTTGAGGGAAGATGAGAGAGCCATTGTATAATCCTTTCAGAGATATGACTAGAGAGAGAAGGGTACCCCCGAAGGGATACCCAGTCTAATTAAGCCAAGTTATACTTAGCAGTTACCAGAGCTTCTGGACGCAGGATCTTACGACCGTACAAGTGCATACCACGAACGATGTCAGCGAAGCTGTCAGGGTCACGGTAAGTTTCAGTCTTGTTGATTTGCTCGGCAGTTGCTACAGCAGAATCATGACCACCAACGATAACACCGTAGTCAGTGTTTTGGTTAGCAGTACCAGTAGTAGCAGCGCCACCACCGACTGAAGGCAGGTTGTTAGATACATAAACGCGGAAACCATTCCACTTGTTCATGACCAGACCGTTGCGCAGGGCACCTGAGTCACCGAAGTCAGCATTCAGGAAGCGGCTGTCTTCGTCCATCAGGACTTCAAGCATAACTGGGTCGATAACGATCCAGCGGCCATCTTTGTCAACGTTCTGTTGGTCCAGCAAACGGCCCATACGGTTAATCAACATAACAGGTGAAGCGTAAGCTGTTGGCAGAGCAGTAGCACCAGGCAAACGAGCAGCAACTGGGATAGAGTGATCGCCAGCAGAAGCTGTAGTGATGTTACCGAAAGAACCTTTGATGAGCTTCATAGAAGTCAGCAATTCGTCTGTACCAGCAGTAGGAACAGCAACAGTGCCGTTTACTTGGTCATTGACAGTGTCACCGTTAGTGTGCAAAGCAGACTGTTTGTAACCTGACAAGTAACCCAGAACTTCTTGGTCAAGCTGGTCAGCCAAGCGGTAAGCCGCACGGTTGGTTGCAAGGTCCATGAAGTTAACGTGGCTGTGGGCTTCTTCGATATCGTCAATCTTGAAAGCAAAGTAGTTAGCTTTGTCGATTGTCAAGGAGAAGTCCTCATCGTCAAGATCTTGAGCAGAGATCTGAGTACCACGAGCGTAGCTGGATACAGAGATTTCAGGCTCTTTGATAATCTTAACAGTGTCGCCTTGTGCAGCGATTTCACCAAAGTAATCAGAGTTAGTGATGTCGTTCATGATTGCTTTCTTACGGAATGCAAGCTGAACTTTCTTGGAATAGATAACTGAAGAGAAGTTACCATTGGGTAGATTGCCGTGACCGGCAGCTGATGCAAAAGCCATTATAAATATCCTTCTAGATGTTTGGCTTGATAAGTAAGGACATCTTAGTGTCCCAGTTAAGAGAACCTAAACAATCGGGATAAGAGGCTGACGGATTTCTAGGGTGCTTATAAGGGTAACTTGCCAGCTACTCTCGAAGGGCCTATACTTGATCAGGTAAGTCTTAATGATTATTAGTGTTCAGTAGTTGACCCCGTGAAGGGCTACTGTAGGTGCTTAACGGGTATCTCAGAAAGGGCCGTTAAACATCTACAGTTATACCATACTCAAACCCATGTGTCAAGGGTATATTTGAGTAAGATGATATTATCTTTAACGGCGAGCCATGTCATAGACAAACTTACCATTACGTTGTGCGTCAAGAATACGGTCGTAGTTCTCATCAAACTCTTTGTCTGACATCTTAGCTACGTCTGATTCTCGGATAGAACCTGCACTACCGTCATCATCGACTTTAGTACGTGTCCCTTTCCCTACATCCTTGGCTGCGTCTTTAGCCTTAGCTTTCTTAGCAGTAGGTGTAAGTCCTTTGTCTGCTTTATACAGGTCGATAACCCGTACCACAGATGCTGCATCTTCAGCATTCTCGTACAGCGCGTCCTGTACCCACTTGGGCTGTTCACCAACCCAGTCATGGAATACGTCAGAGCTACGGAGATCATCAAAGTCTGAATGCTTCTTACGGATGTCAGCTTCGGCTTGCGAACGTTCAACTTCGTACCGTGCTTCATCAATCTCACGAAGACGTTCATCTGCCTTAGCAAACTTCTCAGAGGCCTTCTTCTCCGCGATAGCCTCCACGATAGCAGCAGCGTCTGGATTCTTAGTCGCCCACTCCTTGATATCGTCTGCTGACTTAGGAGGAGTAAAGGAGGTAGAGCCGTCTAACTTGGACTCAAGAGCCTCGATGCGCTCCTTCCATTCCTTCTCCTTATCAGACATATGTCTACGCAAGTCACCGTACCGTTTCTTAAAGGACTTTTCCTCACGGCTCAGATCCTCACCAGACTCCTCGTCAGACTCCTCCTCAGAGGCCTCTACAGGCTCAGTAACCTCTTTCTGGGCCTCAGATACCTCAGATACCTCTTCGTCATCCTCAGGGGCCTCTACGGGGTTCTGAGAGGCCATTAGCTCCTCTAGTTCCTTCTCATCCTTGTCTATACGAGCCTGTTTGGCTGCGTAGTTGCTTCCTCGGGCAATCATAGCTTCTGCGGGAGTAGCTGTCTTAACCATATCTTGAGCCATTGTGTATTCCTTTATGTTGGGGTCAGCTTACGCTGAGTGGCCTTAGTTAATTATATAGGAGTAGTAGGTAGGGCCTATTTGCGGCCCAGACCTTTCTTTTTGTTAGTTGGCTTCTTCGCAGCCTTAGGGGCCTTAGCAGCTGGACGTTCTACAAGTCCACCTTTAGCATACCACGAGCTGATATCGTAAGAACCATCATCCTTCTTAACAGAACCCATAGACTCAGCCATCTTTTCTTCCTTTTGCTTTGTCTGGGCAGCTGTATCAGCTGTCGATGGACCGCCTGTCACAAGTGAACCAGAACCCCCACCTACTTTACTGCGGTCCCGTTGTGCGGAAACCTGAGCCATAGCCGTATCTTCGTCCTTCTGTTTCTGTGTAGGTACGAAAGGAGTAGTCTCTTTGACAGGAGCTTTTTTGACAACAGGACGGGCGGGGGTAACAGGGGTCTCTTCAGCCATATAGTTAGAGAACGTATTAGCGTACTGACTACCTGAGGCTACAATACTTTCAAGGGCTTTGATACCGAAGTTGGAGTTCTTGATAGTGTTATCCACCTCGGCTAAGAGGCTTGCAGCTAAGTCAGGGTTGGAACCCTCAATAGAAGCTGCGTAGCCACGGATACGACCGATATCAGCCAACGTGTCAGCGCTACCTATCACAGCACCAGTTAGACCAGGTAAACCACCCAGTACTGACTTATCCTCTAGCAAGGATTTAGCCATTGCAAGTGGATCTTCGGCAGCATGAAACTTATCGAACCAGTCCTTGGTTTGTTTAGCTTGTTGTTCTTGAGCTTGGTCGCGGACCTTCATATGGTCATCGGAGTCATCTCTAGGAGCACCTTGTTGGGCTGTTACAGCAACCTTCTTCTTAAAACCCTCAGGAACAGCAATGGTTGGGTTACCGTTAGCGTCCACAGGAACCATCATAATTTGACCATTAGGCCCTATATACTCTACGTAAGTAGCTGGTTGTTGTTGTTGTTGCGGTTGTTGCTGTGCAGCTTGTCCTGCTGCCACATACGAGCCAGGAGTGGCGTACTGCATCCAGTCTGTCTGAGGCTGCATGGCACCTTTTAGGAACTGCTGTTTAACGTCTTCTGTCTCCAGACCACCGTCAGCGTACTGCTTAACGTAACCACCATTAGCCATATTCAGAACCTGTGTCAGTTCATCCATTTCCTCAGGTGATAGATCTTCTTCAGCAGTAGGAGCAGGTTCACCACCCATACGACCATCACTCTCCATCTCCCCAAGAGCTTCCTTGGCTTTCTTACGGAGCTTCTCAAAGTAACCTACACCAAAGTACCGGACAACGTCAGCAGGTACAACGTACTCACCTTCAGACAACTTAGCGTCTACATCATCACGTACTTCTGTAGCATTAGATCCTGCAGGAACATCATTACCTGATACTGGATCTACGTCCATACCGTCAGTGGACAATCCACCTTCTTCCATCATCTTATCCATTAAAATGTCTCCGCCTTAGATCCGTTGATTTTGTCACGAAGCTGCTTAAGGCTCCGTAATGCTTTGATTTCACCCTGTAGTCGATGTAGCTCCAAGGGTTCGTCCCTTTGTTCTATTTGCTTATGAGCAAATCCTATACGGGAATCCAGTTCTGCACAGAAGGCATCCCAAAGCGGTTTATCATTCACTAGTTTCTTTAGTTGCATTAGACTTCACCTTCACCTGTATTTGCAGAGAAGCCAGACTCACCGGGGGTAGGTGCGCCACCTGTACCCATCATACCGCCCCCAGAACCCGGACCAGAGCCTACATCAAGACCTTGAGGAGCTTCCATGCCGGGTTGAGCGGCTGGAGCTTGCATTTTCTTGAGCACTTCGGCCATAAGAGCTGCTTCAGACATGTTATTACCCACTTTGTCAGGGTCAAGGTCCATAGACTGTGCAATTTCACGGATAATATAGTCCATTTTAGCAAACGGAGCCAATACTGGGTTCTGTACGACCTGCAAGAACTGCATAAGACGCTGAGAACGGACCTCGTTGGCCATAAGCGAGGACGTACCCTGCGCTTTAACCTCTAGGTCGCCCCTGATCTCTGGATCAAAGTCGAATTGCATGTTAAAGTTGAAGAATGCCTTACCCATTGGAGCCAAAAGGTAGTCATCTACGTTCTTAATGACGGTACGAGTAGAGCCATTAGCTGCTGACATCAACATAGAGATACCAGAAGCAGTACGTCCTACCCCAGACACACCTGTTTGACCATGTGCGAAGCTAGGCATACCTGTAGATTCATCAGCAAGCTGACGAGCCTTGTCAAACATCTGCATGTTTTCGTTAGATACGTTAGGGAACTTAGTACCAAAGATACTTTGACCAGGTGCACCACCTTCACGGCGGAAGACTTTACCGGGGTACACTGTCAAGTCCTGACCTGGTACTAGGTTAGTCTCGTCAATCTCGATCAGGAGGTTACCCGACAGAGCTGCGTTGTCCACACTCATACGCATAAAGCCATTCATAAGCGTCTGCGTGTCGTCCATGTTCTCAGCCAGACCTACACCGAAGAAGGAGTAAGGGTTAGACTCGAAGGGGACTGCGTAGTAGGGCAAGCAAGTTGGTGTAAATGGGTTCATAACAAGACGAAGTACACGTCCGTTACATACCCAGATGTTAACTGAGACTTGATCTGCATCTTTAAGCTCACGAGGAATGTCTACCTCATAGTCTTCCAGCATATTAATGTCTGCGTAACCCCAGAACTCTAGAACTTCGAAGCGTTCAGCACGGGTCTCAGCAGAGTCGTCCTGCATAACCTGCTCCCACCACTCCCGTTGGTAGTTCTCACCCATTGCAACCGCTGTATCAATAGCGTTGTCACGGAAGAACGGACGGCGCTTAAGGGCACGAAGTTGTGTACGGGACATCTTATGACGTTCGATAATGTACTCTGCATCATCCATAGAGGTAGCATCTGGATCCGGGTAGAAGTCCCAGACAGATACAGCAGAACACTTAGGGATTGTCTTGACGACAGGAGTATAGTTACCTTCTTCATCCCAGTTAGGATACTCTTTGTCTACAGCGAAGGGGCCCTTCATAACACCTGTACCAAACAATGCCATTTCAAAGGCAGCTGTCCGCAGTTGTTTAGAAGCACTAGACTCTTCTAGTTGATCCCAGATCTTCTTCTCCATCTTCTTAGCAGCTTCAAAAGCAGGAAAGAAGTTGACAGACTCAGGTAGGCTACCTACGCCATCTTGTAGTTTGTCCTGTACACCTTCCATTTTACTTTGCCATTGCTCATTGAGCTCTTGGAAGATAAGTTTGTTAGCAGCAGGTTTAGGCATCTCGACAGGAGCTAGAGCCGGAGCAGGAGCACCGTCAGGGCCAGGAGGAGGCGGGGTCGGAGTTGAGTCCTTATTGAAATGCATAGCAGACTGGATACCCTCTGGGAGGGTCGTAGGGTCGATAGTAATAGGAAACTTGTTATTACCAAACAGAACATCTACAATCTGGCCATACGCAGCCAGCACCTTAGTCTTAGTAACTTTAACAAAGATACGGGACTTCTCTGTGTCCGTGAACTGTACGTCTGGGCCGTAGATACCACGATAGTTACGGTATGCCCGGATCCAGCGTTGTTCATCAGAGTAACGGTCGTCCTCAGCTTTCTTGAAGCGTTCTTCTACAAACGAAACAATAGTACCGACAGTCTTGTCAGAGCTACTGTCTTCCTCAGCGTCATCAATATAAGACGACACACTTTCCTCAAGGTTAAAGCCTTCTACACCAGTCTCGATATCATCTTCTTCCATGGTTCTTCCTTAATAGCCGAAAGTGGGGTCTGACGCTTGGAAGCCAGACCGGTGGTTGTTTGGATCGTAGTCCCATAACGAGCTGCGGGGACGTGTCATTAAGCCGTACCGCAAAGCATCGTAGCCGTGGTCAATAGGACTCTTAGTATCTACATCTTCTGGGTTATTCTTATCGAGTGGTAGAGAAGGTAACTCAGAGATAATGTTACGACAAGTATTAAAGAATACCAGTCTAGGTTCTTCTGTAAACTCGTCTATTTGTAACCTACGGTGTACTTCGTTCTTACCAGCTACACGAGAACCTCGAGAACGGTCAGACGGACGCCAGCGACAACCCTTCAATATCATCTGTTCAGCAAGAGAAGGACCAGTGTCACCACGTTTATGCCAAAGCGAGCTATCGAGAACACCGTAGCGGATCTTCTCACCACGCTCTGCATCTATAATCATGTCGGCTAGATCGGAGGCAGTTACCTTACTACAGTACAGCTCACGGTAGATAACAATCTGCTCAGAAGGGCTAACAGCAAACCAGAGGACTGCTGTCATGGAACCGTAACCGTAGTCACATGCACGAAACTTAGACCAGTTATTAGGAATCTCGAATGGTTCTATAACATGGTCTCTAGTATTAAACTCTGAGAAGGCGGAACCTTCTGAGATACTCCAGTCACCCTCTAGGAGTTGACGCCGTTGATGCTCAGGCATGGAGAGCAGGTTGGCCTCGTACATACCGTCTTCTGACAAGTACGGGTTATTAAACAAGTTAGCAGGGATAAACCTACGTTTAAAGAGAGGCTCTCCCTCCCGTGAGTGGCCCTTAGGCCATACGATTGTATCACCATGCTCATCTGTAGCATAAAAGCTACTGTTAGCTGGGGCAGGGTCAATAAACATCTTCTTAACCCAGAAGTGACCTGGGCCACCGGGGTTAGTCGTTGCCCTCATATAGAGAGGGAGACCTGAAGCGCTAGTAGTACGTAGTCGGGAACGCATGTAGTTCCAAGCAAACGGTGAAGACCATTGTGTAAGCTCATCGAGTCCAATCCAATTAAAAGCCTGACCTTGGTAACGCATAACGTCATCGTCACGGTCAAGGTATGACATCCAGAGTGTAGCACCACTAGGGGCAACCCAGGTCTTATCTCGTTCTAGGAACTTGATACCGGGGATAGCACGAGGGTACAGTTGCTTCGACACTGAGACCAGTTCGCGGAGTTCTTCAGTAGAACGACGAACTAGGAGACCTCGTGACTGACCATTGTTAAAATACCGTACAGGGTCAGCGACCATTGCGTACGACTTACCCCCACCGGCAGCACCACCATAAAGAACCTCTTGCTCACTGGAAGCAAGGAAGTCTGTCTGTGGACCCTCGTTAGGGGCAAAGATAATATCTTGTGCAACAGCTATATCAATGTCAGCTGGTTTAGCCGTCGCTGGCACTGTCCTCTTGATCGGAGTCAAGGGCTCTTGTACCAAATCCACCGATTCTGTCGTTTTCGAGCTTACGGGCTTTTTCCGCGGCTTCTTCCGCGCGTTTTGCATAGACCCGATAGGTTGCGGCTGCTTTACGCCTGCTTTCTTCGATGTTGACACGTTTCTTTAATCCTGTGTGAGAAATGTACCGACCGGAGTTCTCTGAGAGCCACCTAGCCACCATACGGAGGCTGTACTCTCTTAAGTAGAGCTTGGCCTTCTCCAGCATCTCTAGTTCATGTGGGATAGGTAGTAGGATATCAGGGTCTTCTGGATCCTGTTCGTAGCCGAAAGGCACATGCCTCCCTATACGTACAACAGGGTACCATTCCCCCTTCAAGCCTCTCTTAGAAGTCTTCCATGTTTGGCCAGTCTGTTCAGCCTTAAACGTTGGAGCTTGTTTCCTTGTCATCTTTATACCACACACACACTAGTTTGTCAAGTTGTTATTTTTGGTCTTACCACTCTTGAGAGCCTTCATGCTCTTGTACATCACTTTCTATGCTTTGCTGTCTTCTTAGCAATCTTCTTGGGTTGAGCTACGTATTGCTTACCAGCCTTAGTCCCCTTACGTTTTGCCTTACTTGTAGCAGCGTACTCAGCAGGACTCAAGGCTTCTCTAGCTTTCTTAGGGAGGTAACGCTCCCCTGTAGCCTTCTTACCTTGTGTGGAAGGTTTACCTGACTTAGTACCCCATTCTTCTTTAGTCCACTTTTTGAGAGACTTCTGTGGTGATTTCATTTTACTTGTAACCCCCACCTTTTTCTTTGTACTGTTTAGCTAACATCTGAGCCTTACGCGCAGACCACTGACCTGGCTTACCTCCCTTACCGCCTGCCTTTATTGCATTAAATAAATTCTTACGCATGGTAGGTTTAGTGTAGTTACCCGCCTCATTAACACGGGACTTTGCAACACCACCCTCAGCGTAACCACTAGCATATATAGCCTTTCCTTGCTTTTCAGCCTCAGCTCTAGTCTTGCAGACCTTACCAGTCTTACCCCACTTGTAGCCGCCCTTTACTTTATGTACTGGCATTACGCTGGCTCCCCATTGTAGCGCAGAGCTACACAATTAGGTACTATAACTGCGTGGCTATAATCTTGTTTAATCTTACGGGCCTCCGCTACTATAGAAGCCTGACACTCCTCTACACTGCTATACACGTACGGGCTAGTCAGTACCTGGCAATGTTCGGCTAGAGATGATAAGCATACCATCATAACCCCAAGAGTACCGATACTTACCATTTTACTTTATCAGCCCAGTATGCTGCACTCATCTTGCCTTTAGAGATATTCTTACCGTGTCGAGCCTTGAAGGATGCACGTTTCTTTTTCATGCGATCAGATTCACCCTCTTTAGGTTTACCGGCTGTGGATGCGCCCTGTTCACCAAAACGAATCATCTTGATAGTATCACCTTCTTTAGCCAACACAACGTGAGACTTAGTAGGATGCTTAGGAGTTCTCTTTGGTTTATTGTAACCTGCGAACTTCTCGCCTCTGTGATCAACAGCCATTTAATCCTCCTTGGACTTTTTAGCAGGAAGGATAAATACGGGCTCCGTAGTGGAGACCTCTACCTTCTCTGTTTTAACAAAACCAGCACGATCCATAAGATCCTTTGCTGCACTCATCTTCTCCTTAGCACCTAGCATGTCTGTATCACCCATGATCTTGAACATGGTATACGCAGCCTTGGTAGAGCTTTGTGCAATGAACTTACGAGTAAGGTCGTAGATCTCTTCTTCCAAAGAAGCTGTGACAGACGAAGTAGCAACGTTGTCTGAGTAACCTGCTAACTTCTTAGCTTTAATAGGATCACCCTCTGCCTCTTCAAAAAGTACAGCTAGAAAGAGTTCCTGTTTCTCTGTTAATACTCGTTTAGCCATTATACACCTCTTGACGGATTAAAGAATTGTTTACCAGAGATGGAGACATCAAAAGTACCACCTTCCTTGAACGCTACAACCTTATCACCTGCGTGTAGGTAGATCCGGTCTGGACCTACTAGTTTGTAGGAATCGTTACCTGCTACCGAGTGAGACCTTAGTACGTAGTGGTACGTTGTATCGTCTGCATGGTAGATTTGAATGGAGATTTTCTGAGTAGAGCCTCCGTTAGTAGCCAGTAGAAACTCCACCTCAGTATCATGTTGAGCTGGTACAGCGTACACAACATCCGCGCTAGCATCACCAGTCTCAGCTGTGATACTTACGCTCTCAAAGAAAGTAGTGTAGAAGATAGAGGTGCTCATAGCTTATTACACTTCCCAGGCTTCGTTGACATCAGGAGTAGAGGGGTCATCAGCTTTGAAATGACCGTCCTCGTCCCTAGCACGTTTCTTCTTCTTAGGAGCTACCTTAGCTGGTGCTTCCTGCTCACAGCGCGTAGCCGTACGGATGACAAGAGCCATAGCTTCGTCGCTGTAGTGGAACTCACCATAGGGATCCATTTGACCAACGACATCACCACGGCTGTTAGACACCATATCACCTGAGATAGTATACCCAGCTGCGTTAAGTTCTTTCTCGTACTTCTTAAAGTCCATCCTACTTCTTCCTCTGTGTAGGTGGATTAGACGCACCTATGTTCTTAGCGTACTTCTTAGCGTTTGCTTTACGGGAGTAGCTACGGTTAGCTGACTTGGGTTTAGCCTTTAGGTTGTCCGGGTTATTATCTTTAGGGTTACGGTTCTTATGATCTACATCTTTACCATCACCTTTAGACACAACACCTTTCTTCTCTAAGGTACGCCGTGCAGCCTTACGGGAGGCATTAGCCTCCTTATCAGACTTAGGAGACTCTAGCTGAAGCTGACGCTCTCGCTTATAGTCTCTCATATAGTTCTTGGAGCTTGGCATGTCTTAAACCTCAAACAAGCAAATGGAGGTGATTAGTGTACCATTCCACAGTTTAAACGTAGTGGTGATAGAAGCGGGATCAAAATTCCAACAACCAAAACACTTACCACATGGTTTCTTCTCGTCAATCCAACAACCCATTAGCTGCCACCTTTCCATTTATCAATTGCTTTCTCCCCACTACGTCCTACGATATAACCACCAACACCAAGTGTTAGAAGGTTCCAGAGTTGGTCGGGGAGTTCTAGTACATGTTCAGAGATACCTGGGTAGCCTATTGCTATAATAGGAAACACAAGATAGTTCATGGCAATGATAGAAATCGCTACCATCATCAGGAGAGGACGCCATGCGGAAGTGATCCAGTTCTCTGACTTAGCTTCTGCTAGGATGATCTGCCCACGTACCTTCTCAAGAGAGTCGGTATGCTCTAGGAGAGCCAGCTTAGTCTCTCTCTCAATCTCAGCACGTTGATCTGAATCAGGTATGATCTTTTTCAGTACGTCGCCTAAGATAGGGGCTAAGATAGGGAGAAGAGCTGAGATCATTAGACCAGACCACCTTTAACTATAAAACTTACGATACCAGCTATAAAACTACCACCTACAATAAACAGTAAGCGAGTCATGTTAGCATTCATTGAGTCTTGCCCACTACGAATGTAGGAGAGATTAGTCTTTAACTCTACCATCTCTTTTTCTAACTCGTGGTGGTCTGCAACATACATCGCCTGTCTATCTGATATTTTTGATACGTCTGATCTAAGCATGTTGATATCTTCTTTAACAGAGTCGAAGTCTACCATTTCTCTCTCCCTCATGGTGTCCTTCCTTAAGT